AGCTCGCATGCCAGCGTTCTTTGAACATGCAAACACCAACCTCCCTCAATACGCTTAGTTTCCATTCAGAGAAACTCGAGAAGCTTGTAGAGGATTTGGAATCCAAGTTCGCTTGGTATCCTGTCCACCCCAAGGAGGATATAGCCTCCATCATGTACCGCTCCGGACAATGGGAAGTGGTACAATATATAAAATCTATTTTGAACAAATAACATGTGTATAAGTTTTGGTAGGAGATCACCTACCCCAGTATCAACACCAGCACCTATTCAGCCTAGACAGCCAGACTTAGTATCAGCTGCTAGACTACCTAGTAAAAAAGAATTATTAGACCCAGATGAGACAGCAGGCGTTGAGTATGGTACATCCTCAAAGAAAGATGACACACGTGGAGCGGCTAAGAGAACAGGTACAGACGCTCTTAAAATTAATATCAACACCGGTGGCGGTGGAGAAGGATCTGGAGGATTAAATGTATAAGGCAAGGGAAAGATACTCAATGCTATCGTCAGGCAGAACACAGTTTCTGGACATGGCAGTTGAGTGCTCTGAACTTACCTTACCATATCTTGTCACTAGAGATGACAGCTCTACAGGCAAGCGACAGCTATTGCAACCCTTTCAGTCAGTTGGAGCAAAGGCCGTGGTAACACTTGCAGCAAAACTTATGCTAGCAATACTACCACCGCAAACAGCTTTTTTTAAACTACAGGTTAGGGATGACAAGCTAGGCCAAACGCTTGACCCTATGATGCGTAGTGAGTTAGACTTATCATTCTCAAAGATAGAGAGATTGATTATGGATTACATAGCTGCATCAAGCGATCGAGTCGTAGTTCACCAAGCCTTGAAGCATCTAATCGTATCTGGTAATGCTCTTGTATTTATGAGCAAAGATGGTTTAAAACACTATCCTCTCAACAGATACGTTGTAGAAAGAGATGGCAACGGTAACGTTATAGAGATCGTTACAAAAGAAATGGTTAGTAGAAAAGTATTGGGCATATCACCCCCACCTACTGACAGCCCGAATGGGGAATATGGTGATACAGAAGACGACGCTGAGGTATACACCTGTGTTAAGATGGATGAGAGCAGCGGTAGCTGGAGATGGCATCAAGAAGTGGACGACATGATCCTAGAAGGTAGCCAGAGCACAGCACCGAAGAACGCCTCACCATGGTTAGTGCTTCGATTCAATACAGTAGACGGAGAGGACTACGGACGTGGTAGAGTAGAAGAGTTTATTGGGGATCTAAGGAGTCTCGATGGGCTGTCTCAAGCTCTCGTAGAAGGAGCAAGTGTGGCAAGTAAAGTTGTATTTCTTGTCTCACCTTCTGCGACAACCAAGCCCGGAACACTTGCCAAAGCTGGTAACGGAGCTATCATACAGGGTAGACCAGAAGACGTAGGAGTCGTGCAAGTCGGTAAGACAGCAGACTTTGCTACAGCTGCAAACATGGCAGCAACTATAGAAAGAAGAATACTCGAAGCTTTCTTGGTTATGAATATCAGGAACGCAGAAAGAGTTACAGCTGAAGAGGTACGCCTTACACAGCTAGAGCTAGAACAATCGCTTGGCGGTCTGTTCAGCTTGTTAACGGTAGAGTTCTTAGTGCCCTACCTCAACAGAACTCTGTTAATACTACAGAGATCAAATCAGATACCCAGACTACCTAAAGATGTCGTTAGACCTAAGATAGTAGCTGGTATCAATAGTCTAGGCAGAGGACAAGATAACGAATCCTTGACTAGATTTATACAAACAGTTGCACAAACACTTGGCCCAGAAGCTTTGGTTAAATACATAGACCCAAGTGAAGCTATCAAACGATTAGCAGCGGCACAAGGTATCGACGTACTGAATCTTGTACGTACAGCAGAACAACTAGAGCAGCTTAAGGAACAGAGTCAACAAGATATGACTAACAAGTCACTTGTAGATCAAGCTGGTCAGCTAGCTGGTACACCTTTACTAGATCCTAGTAAGAACCCAGACCTAGCAGAGCAGGCAGCAGCTGTACTAGGCAACATTCAACCACCAGAAGAGTAAATGTCAGAAACATTATCATACCAAGAACCACAGAATGTAACAAGTGTAGACAACCTAACAGCAGAAGAGCAAGACTCTTTAGCTGTTGGTGAGTCCATATCTAAACAAGAAGAGCAAGTCTATGCTGGTAAGTATAAAAGTGCTCAAGAGTTAGAGAAAGCTTACATAGAGTTACAGGCTAAACTTGGAGAGAACAAAGAAGATACAGAAACAGCTAGTGCAGAAGAGCAGCCCGAGGATACACCACAGATGTCCGAGGGTGCTACTCTTATCACTGACGCTAGTAAGGAGTACTTCGACAACGGCAACAAGTTGTCACCTGAGACTATGGCTAAGTTTTCATCTATGTCCAGCCAAGATCTAATCAAGGCATACATGGAGGTATCACAGAACCCAGAGTTTCAGCAGCAAGGTGCTCCACCAGCTGAGATTACTACAGCTCAGATCAACCAGATCAAGAACTCAGCAGGCGGTGAGCAACAGTATGCTCAAATAGTAAACTGGGCTAAGACTAATTTACCACAAGACCAGATCGTTGCATTTGATGAAGTCGTAAATACAGGCAGTGTACAGGCTATACAGCTAGCAGTGTCTGGGCTCAAAGCAGAATACGATAACGCAAATGGAGTAGAAGGTAGAATGGTAACAGGCAAAGCCCCACAAAACAGCGGTGACGTTTTCCGCAGTCAGCAAGAGCTAGTCGCAGCGATGAATGATCCTCGTTACGACAGAGATCCAGCTTACAGACAAGACGTAATACAAAAACTAGACAGATCAGACTTGGAGTTTTAATCATGCCAATGGGAAAAGGAACCTACGGTTCACAAAAAGGTAGACCAAAGAAAATGACAGCAGCAGAAAAGAAAAAAATGCTT